CAGTCGAAACCGGAGTTACGCGAGATAAACCCGTCACGGTACTGTTTCTTGATTTCAGACTGGTCATGGAACAGCGCCGAATAGGCGTTGACCATAGCCGCCATCGCATCAGAATTGATCTGTACCGAACGCTGATCGTCTTTCGGGGCAAGGTTCTGGTTGAGCTTGGCGCGAGCCTGGCCGAAGAACAGCATCGAGTTCGGCGTGGTGCCAGCCGTACCCACACCGTTCCAGACCTTTTTGGTGACAGCGGTCAGGTAGTCGTATTCCAGAACCGAAACAAGCTGGGCGGTGGCCGGCTGGACAATGCGCTTGCTGAAATCGTCCAGTTCCATCGTCCACTCAGCAGACGAGAAGTTCATGTCCACGCCCTTCTGAGTAGCAAGGGTCAGCGTCACGGAATCTTCCTGCGTATCCTGAGCAGCCAGTGTCTTGCCGGTACGAACGGTGTACTTGTTCGGCTTGCGAATCTTGAGAGCGGTGCCGATCTTCGCGCCAGCCTTGGCGTAGGAATCGTCATAGCTCAGATTCGTGGTTGCGATAAAGGTAGCCTTTTCATGGGCTACGCGCTGAATTTCGCGTGTAACCGCAGTAGGCGTAAGAATGCTATTAGCCATTGTGTTTCTCCATGGGACCGGATTCCGGTCACTGTCGGATTGCTAAGTCTCACGACTTAGCGTTGATTTACCGTCCCAGTTGCTTGTTCCGGCGCTTCATCCAGGTCTTTATGTCTACCTTGTCGTCCAAACCATCTGGGGCTTCCCCCTTCGGCTTGACGGGACTTAACGGCGGTTTCGCTTCTGTGACGGACTTTGGTTGTAACAGGTCGTCTAGCTTTGCCTCTATTTTCCCGAGTTCCCGAGCCGCTTGGGTCGGTGTCAAGTAATAGAGTTTACGGGCCACATCCGGGTTTTTCGCCAGATACACCGCCAATTCAGGGCCGTTTTCCGACTCCAGAATGGTCGGAGCCATAGCCTCAGAGATAGATGCGCTATCGAACAGTTCGTCATAGTCCGGGTATTTCTCCCGCACCTTGTCGGCCCGTTCGTTGAAAGACTTAAGTGACCCGTCCATGCGTTCCTGTTGGGTTCGCTTGTTGAATTCTGCTTGAGCCTTGCTAATGCGCTGTTCTACCTTCCACTCGTCTAGTGCTTCGGTGTATTCGTCGTAACTGGTGAATCTCGGATCATTGACGTTAGGACGGGTAGGATCAACAGGATTTGTGTCCTGTTTACGGGACTTGACCTGCTCCAGTTCCTGCCTTAACCGCGTTACTTCGCGGCGTTCTTCCTCACGTTCCCGGCGTGCTTCCTCGCGTTGCCAGACAATCTTGTCAATTCGTTTGCGTACTTGATCCTCTTCCGAAAGTTGTACGGGTTCTTTCGGCGTAGCGGGTGACGGTTCCGCTTTTACTTCTGGCGTCTCTGGCGTTACTTCAGGGGTTTCGACTTCAGGTGTTTCAACGACTTCGTTCTCGTTTTCCATGGTGCTCCTGTAACTAGGATGGGCTGTCTCACGACAGCGGCCCCGAAGCCCTCGGGTAGGGTTAATTCAAAACTGGTTCAGACCCGACGATATTTCCGGTTTCGTCGTACACGTAGCGTTTCGGTGCGATAGAGGCTTGAGTCAGGCGGTCAATGGCTTGTAACAGGGCCATGTTGATCTGGTTCTGTTCTACCTCTCCTTGTTCGTTCTCGGCCTCGTTCTCAGCATCGCCTTTCATCTGTTCATTGTGTACAGCAGAGATAGCGTTAGCCTGTGCTAACTTAATCTCAGCGGCAACACGGGCTTTGCGTTCAGTCAGTAACTGGCTTTCGTTCTCTATCTCGGACTGAAGTTTCTCCATTTCAGACCTGATCTTCTCAAGATTCTGCTGTTCGCTAGCGGTATTCTGTCCGGCTTCCTGAATTGACTGAGCGACCGCTTGTAGCTCCTGTTCCTTCTGGAATAGGGCGTGAGCCTTCTGCTGTAGTACCTGGGAGGCTTGCTCAAGTTGAGCCGCTTGTGCCGCAATACCGCTCTCTTTCAGCTTGTTCTCAAGTTCCTTGATTTGAGGCGGGAGCATGGCTTTCATGCGCTCCGAAATCTCATCGGCACCAGGCCAATCCATATTGCGGATCATGATGTCACCCACCAGAGGCATAAGGGCAGGATAAGCCTGAATCATCTGCATCTGCGTCTCAGCGGCTTCCTGGCGTTTGGTGCTGTAAGACGGGCCGACAGATACGGTTACGTCATATTTACCGATGGTCGGGTTATACATCATCATCACAGAGCCATCCTGCTGTCTGGCTTCCATGCTTGACATTTCCATCTGCGGGTCGAACATGACGGTTTCAGGTGTTCCATCCTCACCGAGAATACGCATGACGCGCTTGGTGTCGTAAATCTTCGGGATCAGGTCTACCAGAATCCTGCCGGTGTGACGTATGGAACGGGAAAGGTTGTCGTGGTAGTGAAAGCTACCCACGTCTCCCTCTCTCTGTCTGGCAAGGATGGCCTTACCGGACTTTTCGTTACCCTGTGCGCCGACAGAGGCGTTGTACATGCCCATTGAAGCCTGGATCATGTTGCGCGACTGCATGGTTATTTCTGCCCATCCCTGAGACAGACCAGGTGAAGGCTGGCGCTGTGGAGGCGGAACCGATACACCGTCCACACTGAGCGGCTTGTAAGGAAGAAATGGTATATTCTTCTGGTTTGCTACAGCCCACTGATTTTCAAAACCTTCGATCTGTCCAGCGGCTCCCACAAACGGGGCTTTCGGAGCAAGGGCCACATTCTCAACCATTGCCGAAATGGAGAAGTTATGCAGACGTTGTGCGTCCATCGCGGCTTCGACAATGCCTGTCAGACGACGTTTTCCGTCAATAATGGACTCGTTACCGACCACCTCGACAATGGGGATAAACTTTCCCATCCACTCGGTTTCTTCCAGTACTTCCTTGCCATTAATCTTCTGCCAGATGATCTTACGGGTATGCGTGGTGCGACTGCTCAGCCCTTCCGTGTTCACGCCTTTCAACTCGGAGGCTTCGGCCACAGACCCGTCTGGGAGCTGGTAAATAGTCTTCTGCGTGTACTCGGCAAAGTAGTAATCAGCGACCCGTACCTTGTCCTCGGTAATCCAGCCTTCGGAGTCTTTCTGGTCGTGTTTCCAGTCTACTTTCTCGGCATCCGGATAGGCTCTTTCATACTCTTCATGGCCCATTGTCTCCACGACAAAGCCATATTCAGAGTCGGAGCCGTCCGGGCTTTGGTGGTCAGGATCAAGGAAGGCGGAGAAACGGCTAGGGATGCGCTCTATGGCCAGTTCCTGGTTGAATGATTCCTCGTCCTCATATCTGGTAATGACGCGCCAATATCCGTATCCACCGCGTAAGGCGTTCTCGAAACCGGTATCATAGGCGATGTCGGCGTTACTGTTGTCCTCGATGTTACGAACAACGCCCTGCATCATCTCAGCAGTCTTCTTGTCGGCCTTATCATCAACCGGCCTGACCTTAACCGCTGCCTTATTCTGGCGCTGGTCATTCTTGATCTGGTTGATGTATTGATTGGTTTCGTCCATCGTGAGGCACGGGCGCTTATCGGCCTCACGCTCTCTTTTCAGCTCTTCCGGCCACTGTTCAAGGGCGGCGCTGAACTTGTCGGCGGCCTCGGCACGCTCGCGGTTCTCTTCCATTGCCTCTGATGCGAGGCGGAAGCGTTCGCGGGCCGTGACTAGTGTGTCGGATGCTTTGTTATCAGTTTCGCTCACGCTTTCCGCTCCATCCACAGTCCTCGTAAACAGGAAGGTATTTAATGCCGTCTTTCTCAATCAATTGGCTAGTAACCCAATCGGCAACAGGAAGCGTGTAGGTTTTGTCCATATACTGAAATTTATACTCAGCTTTGTTAATGGAGTACGTCTGTATGGCGAATCCGCGCTCGTAAGCCTGTTCTGGTGTAATCATGACATTTCCACAATCTTCCCGTGAGTACCTGTGAAGCCTTCCAGAGAGGAAGGTACAAAATCAGCGGCGTTCAGTTTTTCCTTGTCCAGTGTCTCGGCGAACAGCTTTGACGCCTCTTGACGATACGAGGCGAGTTCTTCTTCCGTTGGTCTGGTCAGCGGGACACGCTTATGGTCTATCTCATGGACAAGCTGCATACCG